GATATTTCAGTTTTTTTGTTATGCAAATTTTTTGCTAATTTATTTTTTTATTATTTTTCTTGACTTTTAATAGTTAGTCTTTCGTATATTGTTCTCCAGCTTTGTCTAGGCTGATAGCATTTCCATTTCCTATAAGTTTATCCCCTCCCTTTACATATGGCAAATTTAGTGCTTCTCGAACTTCATTAGGTGTCATAATGAAGTTTTGAACATAGTTTGAATATACATTAGCTTTAGTTTGGTTATCCATTTTAAATAGAATATCTTCATTTATAACTAATCTTTGTCCTTTTTCTAAATCTCTTGGATGAAGTAGTTTGTAACTCAATTCCTGTTCATAGATTAAAAACAAAGGCTGTAATGTGTTTATATAAAAATCTAACTGTTGAGTTTCACTATTGCTATATGAACTTTTGGTATAATCATTAATAACATTAGGTTTTATACCAAAAGCAGCAGCTATTTGTAGAGCTGTATTCTTATTATTTTCAAAGAATTGAGAATCAGCTAGTTTCATTTCTAATAACTGAGCTTGATATCCCATAGGTAAAGGAATAAAAGCTCCACTCTCTTTAGCTTTAGCAAAATTTGCTATCTTATCCACCATATTTTTAGCTTTAGCATCATTTAATTCTCCAGTATAATGAACTACTACTTTAGTTCCTAATGTAGAACTGCTGTTCCAGATAGTCCATCCCAACTCATATGAGTTTTGAAATGGAGTATTTCATCTTTTAAGAATGAATATTTTTTCCCACTTCTACTGTCATTCCATACATACCAAATACCATTTTTTAGTCCAAAATAGCCTTTGTTATCAATCCAAATTTCAACTTCATTACTGGGTAATTGCCAGAGGTTTTTAATTTTTTTCCCATCTCTTTCGATATAGACATAAGAGTTTCCATAATGATTACGATTTAATTCTACTGTTTGCCAAAATGTTATAGCACTCATATAAGGATTAGGTCTTATATTTAATAGTAAATCTAAATCATTATCAAATATGGTTTCTCTTCCTTTTTTCTTAGTAATCTCTCTTTTCTCCCATTGCATTTTCCCTAAACTTTCAGATAGATGCTTTAAACAAATAAAATATATAGTTTCAGATATATCTTGTTGAACTTCTACATCATTATTATTAAGAGTTGATAAAATATCAAAGAGAGAATTAGAGTCTTGATTGATAGCTCCCCCACTATTTTCAGTTTTAGTGAGTTTAGCTAATATTTTTTTTATAATCACAACCACCTCCTATTCATAGATGCTTTCTATTAAATCTGAATATTTATTATAATCAAATACAAATTCATAATATTGAGCTAGTTTAAATGCTGCTAATAGAGAGTCAACTGGGTCAATTCTCTTTCTAGTAGCATCTTTGTCAATCTTAATCAAACCATTACTTTGTCTTACTACTGCATTTTTCATAGCAAAATTAAGAACAGGATTAGGAGTATATATAATATTTTTTTCATATACTTGTTCTCTAAATCCAGCTGTACTCTCATTTAATGATTTATGTGATTGATATACTTCTACACATTTATGTCCTTGATTAGATAAGTCCATCATCATTTTTGAAGAGTTTGCTGGGTCAAAACAAAGAGTATCTATATTTAATTGGTTATCAATACAGAACTTTGTTACATATTCCCACACTACACCTTGGTCTACTACTTGAGAATTAGTTATAGTGATATATCCTTGCTTAGCCCAGCTAAGATATGGCATTTTATCAACTATTTCTCTTTCTCTAAGTTTTTCAACATTAGGTACAAAAGAATGGCTAAATACAATATACTTTGTAACTCCATTTTCATCTTTAGCTGGAATAACAAAGCCTACTGATGTTAAGTCAATCTTAGCTGACATATCAAAACCTACAAAAACATCTTTATTAGATATTTCAAAGGGTAATTTTTTTACTTCACAAGCTTTCCATTTAGCTATGTCCATATATCCATTCTCAGTAGCTTGTACCCAAATATTTAAGCACTTAGTCATAAAGGCTATCATCTTTTCTGGAATCATCTTAGCTACTTCATAATCAGATGCTAATTTATTTATTCCTTCTTGATAATAGGCTCTTATTGGATTAGCTTTTTTCCAAGTTTCTAAACTTCCTTTATCATCTCCTTCATCAGCTTCACATATATCTACAAAGTACTCATCATTATCTAAATCTACATCTGGATTAAGTAAATCAGAGCAATAAGCATATTCCTGAGTAAAACATGGAGCATTTAAATCCATTCCAGCTGTGGTAATAACAAATAATAAAGGTTCTTTTGATGCTGCTCCTAATCCTAAGTCATAAAACTCTGTAGTAGGGTGTTGATGATATTCATCTAATATGAGAACAGCTGGGTTAGTTCCATCTCCATTTTTCCCATCTTGTTTACTGAGAGGATTTAGAAAGGAATTAGATTTGATATGAATAATTTTATCTCTTATTATTTTGAATTTTGGAGCTAAAACACTTCCCCTTAACATATTTTGAGCCTCTACAAATAGTAGTTTTGACTGGTCTTTTTTCGTTGCTGCACAATAGGTTTCTAAAGTTTCTTGATTTTTAGTAGACATCACTGAAATCTCATAGAGAACTGAACCAGCTTGCATTTGAGTTTTAGCATTTTTTCTAGCAACTTCAACAAAAGCTTTTCTAAATCTTCTCTTTCCTTCTTGAGTTTTCCATCCATATACTTGACATAGGATAAACTTTTGCCAAGAAGTTAAAATAATAGGTTGCCCAGCTAACTCTCCCTTGGAGTGCCTCAAATAAGTAAACCATTTCACTATTTTTTCAGCTTCTAACTCATTCCAAATATATTTAGCATTTTCAATGTCCTTTAAAAATCTCATACAAGCCCATTTATGCTTTTTACCACTTACTATTTCTCCAGAGATACATTTATTAGAATAATCTATAAGTTCTTCTAATATAGTCATATATCTCCAAACTCTTCATTAGTCTGATTTGATTCAATCTTAATATCTCCAGTTATTAGTTTAAGCTTCCCATCTAGTGTTAAGCCTAATAGACTTGCATATTTTTTAATCTCATCTGAATATCTCAATTCAAGCTGTACCAAGTTATTTAGTTCTTTTCCTATTCTGAATTTAGTTCCTACTTGTTTAACTATCTCACTATACCTAGCTACAGCATTACAGTAAGCTCCTAAGTTGTTATAATCTAAATTATTAAAAATAGGAGTTGATTCTAGTTCTTTTACTAGTCTTTTCCATTCAGCTATTGCAACATCATCTACTAACCAATCTGGAGGATGTTTTAGCTGTTCTCTTCCTACAAAGATTTTCGCTCTCTCTTCCTCAAGCTCTTTTACTTGTCTTTCTACAACAGTAAGATGCTTGGTTGTGTCTCTTAATGATTTTCTAGCTCCCATATTTCCACCTACTTTCATAATTTTTTATAAAAATTTTCTATTGGGAATTTCGTGAAAAGAAATCTCCAAGAGCGGTCTCAGAATCCTTAGTTAAAACTTTTTTATACCCCCCTACCTCTCTAGGAATTGAGTTGTATATAGTTTTAAATACTCTCTTAACTCTGCTTGTACTTGCTTAATATCTTCATCTCTGTATCTCTTATGTATCTCTCTATGAGCTATATCACTTACAGGAATAAGATTAGATAATTCGTAAGCTTGCGATTCATCCTCTTCTATCTCTATAATGTGATGTACTTGAGTAGCTGGAATAGCTTTAGTATATTTAAATAAAGTATATACACAAATATTATCGAATTTATTCATACATTCTTTTCTTACTTTATCCCAGTGGGATGAGTTATAGAATGTTTTGTTTTTTCTAAAATATTTATCATATAACTTATTCTCTTCTTTCCTTGAATCGCAACCATTTGGACATTTTTGTCCTACTGGATGCAATCTCCTACATCTAGGACAAAACTTCATTATCATTTCAAATACTCCTCAGCTTCTTTCTTTTTCAATTCAAGCTCTATTTTTTTAAATTCCAAATCTACTTTTTTCAATTCTGTGTCTACTTTAATCTTTTCTATCTCAGCTTTTTCTTTATCTGGATATATTTTTTCTATCTCTTTTCTAATAGTCATCATCTTTTGGATTCT